CGTGCTTTGTTGATGATGATCAAACGTCATTGACGAATAAGGTCTTTCAGTTATGCATTTACCTTGGGTGGTACGCATTTACTGTTCTCAAGTTGAACACCTACAAGTTTATCAACAGTTTACAAATTGAATACCAATAATGTCACATATCAACAAACAATGCTATATATCGTTGTAAAATAATATCTATCAAGTTGGATAACTTAAACTTATCTTCATTAGGGTTATATCGTAGGAACTCACATTTCAATTGGTCTGTTATAAAAGTTTCTCTTTCTAGTTCTTCGTGTTTAGAGTAATGTTGATGTCCAAATTCGTCGCATTCTATACAAAGTGAAAGTTCTGGTATGTACAAATCCACATAGTACTTGGAAATTTTGAATTGCCTTTGTAAAGTAAGTTTCGTAGACTTTAAGCAGTTACAAATGAAACTTACTGTGGAATGCTCGACACCTAACATTACACATCTTATATTCGTGTCATTGATTTTTTCAACACACTTGTTTTTCAAATTATATGAATTACATAATAGTTCATACGTTTCTTCTGTCATAAAGAACTGCAATTTGTTTTGACCTCCCCATTTTCCTTCACAGCTAAGCTGTTTGATTGTGTAATCAACATCTTTTTGGAAGTTTTTCCTTAGAAATCTTGTGACGTTGCCTTTAGTAACATTTCCTAGTTGCAAAAGTAAATCCTCGTCAAGAAGTCTATCAAACATTTTCTGTATAGTGCACACAAAACGTGTCCTTTAAGTTGTTTCAAATTTTATGTATGAAGATAACCGAAATCGCTCTACTGAACCCTAAACGTTTCGTGTTTTTGGTTTCGTTTTCGGTTTTGTGTTTTGGGTATTTCTAGTTGATATTGAGTTGATTTCATCACATAAGTTCCCAATATACCCAAACATCACAAGTCAAAACAAGTCTTCACAAACATCCACCACATCAGAATTCTATTGCGATGGAGTTCTTTGTCGCGCGCATGTCCCCAGACAACCTCTCGCGCGTGGTCAATACCAAGGTTTTCTTCTCCACTATGAAGGCCGCCAAGAAGTCCATGATCTGCCAGGGGTACATGTGCGACAAGCAGCGTCCGTGCCGCGAATGCGAGAAGCTCCGCGGCCTTTTGTGCAAGAAGTACCACATGACCGACCCCGCGCAAGAAATCGCGGCACGCTTGGCATTTGAGGGCTTGTTTGACATGATCCCCGTGCAAGCCATCGAGAATGGCAGCTGGATGGACAGCCGCTACCGGGATGCCGGCCACACGATGCGCATGCGGATTCTTTGGCGCAAGGCTAAAGGTGCAAGCGACAAGTACAAGTGGATTAGCGCCCCACGATACATGTGACGCAATATAGTATTGACAACAGTCACACTTGACCCGAAAGTATAAAAATTGAAGTTAAAAAGCTGTAAATACGATCATACTAAGTTACAACATGAACATCAACAGGCTACGCTCGTGCGCTACATTAAGAATCAATGTCCGCGGTCGCGTTCAATCAATGCGACCTCTGCGGTGTAATAAGCCAGTAATGCACAATGTCAACCTAGAACAGGCACATGAAGCGTACAACGTCTGTCATGTTATTGATGACAGCGATGAACAAAAGGAGGAGTGCTACGCGTTCTACGGTGTGGACGGAGAACTCACGGAGAAATACATTCACATCGTCAAAGAGTTCGAAGCGTCGTTCAACATGGTCGAGTCATATGACTCGAGTCGTCAAAGAGATTGGAATATCTTTGGAGTCATCATTACGAACCCATTCGCGTCCAACAGCAAGATCGATCCAGATTCTTAGGTCCTACATCAGCATACACGCAATCTTGGCTTTGACATCAGAGGGCAGAGCATCGAGCATCCCAACATCCTGCTTACCCTCCACCAAGCGATTGTACATCATACAACGCTTCTTGAACTCCACTTGACCTTGGCATATGATTCTGTCGCATTCTTTTTTTTCCTCGTCCTCCTCACAACACGCCGCAGACACAGTCAGGCGAGTTGTGGGATGCACACATACCGTCAGCGGCACAGAAGGCTGCTTGTTGAAGCCATTGCGTTCCGCGAACACGATGGCTTCAGCATAACGTTGGTTCTTGTACAAGAACTGGATCGCGTCGAGTTGAATGGCAAACTCCATGATTGCTCATTGTTGGTTACAATATGGCTAAATGTTCATTTTTTTCTTTTTTGCGTCAAGCTTCAATTAAATTGAGCTTCTAGTAGTTTAAATTGCCGAGACCTCAACACGGCTTTGATGGTTTGTGGCATGACGCATCTAGGATATGCATTGTTCACGTTGATGGGAGATACGCCTCCGCGTAGGGTATTGGCAGTCACCCGATGAGGGTCGAAACGTTTCCACAGCGATTTGAATCCCGTTTCATGTGACACATTGAGGGTAGTCGCATTTGGTTTTGGAGCAAGGTTCATGGTGGTCTTGCTCATTGGAAACTCGTTCGTGGAATTAATGCCAAACTTGTATGAAGCAGCATTGTTTTGGCTGCTATAGCTTCCTTTTCGCGAAACCGTTGTGCTAAACAAAGCTTTGAAGACATTGCTAGTTTTTATTTTTGTATGGTCTACTACATTTGTGCCGAGCAACAACATAGCAATGACGTCGAGGAACAACAGCATCATTGGAGTACGACTGCAAATGGGTTGCAAGTGTTGATCTATAATCTTGCAGCGTGCCATCAAAGCATCTTCCAAATCACTGGTATTATCGTCGTCGGGAATGCCCAATATATCCACGAACTCACTCAATATGTTCATCTTGTTATGGGCATTGGTGGTATGTGTTACTTGTGAAAAGTCGTTGTTGATGGTTTCGCATAGCATGTTATACAACATGATTCCTAAGCTATGCATATCACTTTCATACATATGACTGACTACGTACTTGGCCGTGTTTGAACCACACTCATTATAAACTTTGTTGCGCAAATACGTATTGAAATTGGTTCCTACGTAAAACTTGCTGAAGTAATCGAAAATCATGTAAACGGCATCCTCTTCGTAAATTGTTTCTTGTTTTTTATTGAACATTGATGCTAATTTACCTTCAAAGTTGGACAATTTGATACCTTCGTGATCCTCATATTCAGGCCAACGCTCTATGGAACGGATGCTATCGACGAATACGTATGGGGATAAGATTGTGCTTCCCGCAGGCGACAATCTCGTGGCTTCATCCACATACAACAAACTACCATAATCAGACACCACGAATTGTTGTGTAGAAACATTCGCCGGACATTCCAATAGAATGTTTTGTTGTTTGATATCCTTATGAATGTAGTTGTTTTCGTGAATGATGTCCAAAAATTGCAATGATTGCTTTAGGATATTGAATAGGTCTTTATAAGTGATGTTGGTCACATGAGATGCATTTATGAGACCTTTTTCGCTCACGCATTTCTTCATAACAGTCAGTTTTGCAGGGAACTCACCGAAGATCTCTATGCTGCAAATTGATGGGTGCAATGTTGTCAAAGACAACTTGTCTTTCTTATTAAACATATCGTAAACGACCTTGTTTGCTTTGATCTCGGTATCGTAATCAGCTGGATTTTGAAACAACTTGAGAATGATGCTATCGGCGGACAAGAATGATTGGGCTTCTGCGTAAGAACGGAACGATTGGGTCGGCGAAGAGTAAAAGTTTACGTTAACTTTTCCTTGGCCTCGCACGAATTTGGTAAAGTACTCGTCCACGGCATAGACCGTACCAAAACCGCCTTGTCCTAATGCGCCTCCCTTTTTGACCTTTTTGACCTGGTTTGACTGTTTCTTTGTGGTCTTAGGTGCCATCGTATATATTATTTCAATGAGAAAAATTAAATTATACGCCTACATTTGTCGCCAATCAAATGCTATTGGGGCACGAATGAGGTGGTCGGGAATCCCGAACGCATCACACAAACTTAGTGCCGGAAGAGCACCATTGCTGCCCCACTTATTGCAGATGCCATCGATGCACTGTGATACTAGCACGACGCCATTTCTGTCCAGCATACCGTTCATCAAGAAGAACGCAGCGTGTTTCTCTACGACTGAAGTGCCATAAAGAGTCGCTACTTCTAAGAGCGTCTGCTTCAACTCTCCATCCACCATTTTTGCCTTTGAAACGAGTGATTGCATGCACATGTGCTCCACATGCGCCCATCCTAGCTTGTTTAAGAGAAGAGTGATTGCGGTGCTTGTTCCTTGGAATGACACTGCCTCCTTCGCCAGCAATGCGCGGCGTTGCCGCAACATTTCTAAAACGTTGAAAGCGTTGATGCCGGTCTTATCTAGCATCATCGAACTAATCATGATGCGCTCGGTAGCGTTCGTACCTTCCATGACAGATTTGGCTACTTGTTGCATGAGCGCTGGGTTGCTTCCTTCGAATGTCGAAGTGATATGACTATCTTTGATGAGCTCTGGAATTTTGTTGAGAGAATGGAAACCCATACCCCCACACGCTTCGCGGCACTTGTGAAGCGTATCGATAGCACTCCATGACGCAGCCGCCTTCAGACCGCACGACATGATGTGCACATCTTTATTGGTATCCGACGACGCTTTGTCGATGAGCGTCTTCAAGTCCCCCATAGCGATATGGAGGGCGTAGGTCTCGGCTAAGGCAGGCAAGAGGTCCCGTTGATGTGTCAAGTAGTCCATAATGCGGGTGTCTCCAAATTGGGGACGGTCTGCGCTGTACCGGATAGCGATCGTCAGGCCCATTTTCATGGCATCGATGCAACCTTGAGCGATCAGCACTCTTCCGGTCGTGAGACCACCTATCATGGCACCGAAGCGCTTTGATACGCTTTCGATTGGACTTACGTAGTTGTCGTTGTCGTCTATCGTACCGTAACGATCCAACAAGCCATCGCGTGGGACCCTGACGTTGTCGAACCACACTTGTCCATTGTCTATGCCATTCAACCCCATTTTGTGTCCGATGTCATGAATGCGTACCCCTGGCATGATCTTGCCGGCGTCGTCTCGCAACCTGACGACAAAAGCATTCACTCCTTCGTATTTTCCGCCCACATACAGTTGAGCGAAGACTACGGACACTTTTGCATGTTGCCCAGCACCTCCGATCCAATACTTGCTGGCAGTGTTGCTTGGGGTGCTGATGATAAATTGACGTGCACGGGCATCATAGTCCGCTCGTGTTTCGATTCCGAACACGTTTGTTCCATGTCCCAATTCAGTCATACAGTATGACCCAAGAAGAGCGAGAGTATCTATCTTGTCTAGAAGAGCGTCATGGTGTTTTTGTGTGCCTAGACGACAAATAGACCCTCCACAAAGCGTGAAGTGTACTCCCGATTTGATGCCCATTGAGAAATCCACGTACGACAAGCATTCCAATGCGGCCATAAATTTGCGGGGATCGTTCATATAGTCCCTCACCGAGAAGAAATTTTGCGAGGCAAACTTGATGATACGTTGGAGAGTGAGCTCGCGGAACTCGGCCAACGAAAGGTCGTAATTGGGAGTATATATATCATCCTTCAAAAACTCAAAGATGGCTCGTCTAAGGTCCGCATTATCATGAACCAGCAACTGCGATAGGGAAGCTCCCACATCGCTCTTCTCAGAAACCGCAGTGAACTGCCTGGAGATGACTTGAAGCCTGTTCATTGTTTGTATATTTTAAAAATGGTTTAAGTGGTTTCAAATTTTTGTGGTAAAAAAAATTGATGACACCTATTTTAAGAAAGCGAAGTATAATGAATTCAATGTTCTTATCAAACGTTCAAAGTCTTTCTAGGCAGTCACATGCTAAAGTCAAGGTGCAATGTCAGTTTGCTGCAGTAGACAATTGTGTTAATGTAAGTGAAATGCGATACCGTGATGCTATGGACAATATTGATCGAAATAACGGTAAATATATGTGTTTTCATTGTTCACGTCATATCAAGTGTTCAGGAGCACGAAACCCGAACCATAGGTATGAGTACGATATAAACATGTTTGGAAATATCGATACAGATGAAAAAGCATACTTACTAGGATGGATTGGTAGTGATGGCACGATTAGCAAAAGCTCGTGGAGCATCACTATTGCCATCCATAAATATGACATTGATTGCTTAACCAACTTGCGCAATATTATCGGTGACAGCATTCCGATAAAACCAAAGACTAACACCGATCTAGCATATTTTACGATCAACTCCAAACAGATTTGTGAAGATGTATGCAAACACTTTGGTATTAAGCGGGGTAAGAAATCGGATGTTATACAATTCCCTCATTTCAAAGATGATGACATAACATGGGCTTTTATCAGGGGTTATTTTGATGGTGATGGTACTATTTACAACTACAATACTAATCCTACGCCAGAATGTCGTATTTCGTCGAATTCAAATAAAATGTTGACAGGATTATCAGCTTTTTGCAAAATACCTAATAGGATTAGGCATGATACAATTTCATTTGCAGGTACTAATTGCATGGATTTTCTTGACAAGATATACAAAAATAGCAAACTAGAAACAAGGCTACCAAGAAAATATCAGCAATTCATAGATTGGTCCACGTGGCGGTGCTTAATCAAAGCACCAGGCATGTCTTGTAGATTTCCACATTGTTTTGTATATAAGACAGATCCCAATGCTATTTTCCCTTTCAAAACAAATATGTCTGATGTAGGTTATGATATCAGTGTGATTAAAGTTGAAAACAAATGGCATAACCAAATCACTCTATATGATACTGGCATAAAAATTAGCATGGCACATGGATACTATGCTGAAGTGGTGCCAAGAAGTTCTTTATCAAAAAGTGGGTACATCCTTGCAAATAGCATGGGCATCATCGACCCAGGTTACCATGGTAATATATTTGTGGCGTTGATCAAAGTCGACGATTCTGCCCCTGACATTCAATTGCCATTCCGTTGTTGCCAAATTATCTTCAAACCTCAACTACATTTCAATTTGATTGAAGTGACGGATGATTTTGAGGATACGACGCGTGGAGATGGTGGATTTGGATCCACTAGCATTAACTAGTACATTTTGTAACAAATTTTGTAGGGTTGTACCCAATGTAGGTGCCGTACGAGCATGATATAAAAACAAAATGCGCTCTTTGAGCAATGAATTATAGAAAACCTTCCGCTTTTGAACGTGTGCACAATACGTTTGACCGCATAGAGCTTGAAGATGTGTGGGACAGATGTCCGTTATTGGAGTATGAAAACATTCGCAGCATCATCGATGTAAATGACATGGATTATGCGGTAGAGATGTTATTGAATGCCCAATTTACGTTGGAAAAAATGATCAGGACTTTAGAACACTATCAAAGAAAAGTAAAGAAGGATTGATAATGTTCACTCCAACTCTTTGACGTCGATGCCAGCTTCTCTAAACATCTCACAAGAAATCTGGAAATCGGGACCCCATCGATGATGATTAAAATCAGGTTTTGGGCCATATAGAGTTTTTATACCCGCTTGTATCAAGGCTTTCGAGCAATCCTTACAAGGGAACATCGTGACTATAGCACAGGAGTTGTCAAGGGATGTTCCAGATCTCGCTGCGTTGCATATGGCATTAATTTCAGCATGTATGACGTAATCATACTTTGTCGGTCGTTCCCATCGTTTTTCGCATGTGTCCACTACATGTCGAGGCAGACCGTTGATGCCAGTCGACAACACTCGAGTCATGTCACTAGATATGATGATTGCCCCAACCTTTGTATGCGGATCTTTGCTAAAGAGCTGTGCGTTGTACCTTGCCAATTGCATGTACTTGGTGGGTTTATCGTTCGACATGTACAAGGCTCGTGACTTATACAATGTATGATATGTCAATTTTCAGTGCTTTCTATACTACGGGCATCGATGATACGTCGCTCATGTGTGCTAAAGTTTGTGGGGGTAACGCATTCTTTTTTCCATCTAGTCGTCATGCGTACGCGCGACGAGTAAGCAATTTCAAAATATTTGAAAGTCGTGACATCGACGCTGATGAAATGTTTTTTGAGGAGCACCGAGCTATTGTTTTGACTGAGATGATCCCACGGGTACATCGTCGATAGGTATGCAATGGTGAGGACTTGTTCTGGGAACCACTTACACTTGAGGCATGGGGAAGAGTCGGTCTTACGTGTTTCGATGAGTGATTTAGCGGTCCTAAACATAGCCAACATCGCACTCGTACGCCCTCCTATGATGTGATCCGATATATGATAAGGGAATACATGTGAAGCGCGCAGAAAAACATTCGTGCAAACCAATTTATCGGGATTAGCAAACATCGCATCAAAAAAGTCATTGTAGTTTACGTATACTTCATCGGAACGTATTTTGATCACATACTCACTGGTACATTTATCCAAGCCGTTCAATGACGTGTATATTTGGTAATAAACATTTTGGTTGTTGTGGTATTTGTTATCTTTGATATCTGTTTCTACCTTGGTAATGTCATATTTTTGCCATGTGGAGATGATGAGTCTGCCGATCATAAATGCTATAGCAGTGTGGCATATCATTTGGTCGGCTTCTAGCCCTTGAATGACGAAGCTAACATTGTCATGGATTGGATGCACCCCTTTTCTCCTGAAGAAAAAATATGGAATATCATTGTGTTTGAACTTTTCCTCCAAATCAAACATATGCATGGGTCGACTTAAGTCGCTACCAATAATCATCATCCCTCTTTTTGGCATATGTTGGGAGCTATAGTCGCGCCCAAAGTAATAATCAACATCATCGGTCATATTCGTGGTGGTAGTTACATTTGGCATATTTTGAAGGATGTCGCCCAGTCGACTCATATCTGCTGACACACATACGAGCATTTATAAATACCTATTATTATCTATATCTACAATAATGTACCTTACAGAAACGAAGTACGGTACCTTGGTACATAATGACGATGCATTGCTAGATCAGCATCATCGCCAAGAAGAACTATTTATAGATACATTCATATCCATAATCTTGAACAAGTGCAAGACAGTACTTTTTAAAGGCACTGTTTTTCAAGGTTTAGCATTTGCAAAGTTGAATCCAAAATGTAATATCTACACAGATTGCGCTGCGACAGACTTATTGGATACCATAAAAATAAATCTCATCGAAAACATTCATGTATGCGACGACGCTATGGGCATGGAAAACATTGAGCCAGATTTTATCTTTGTCGACTCCGATGGTGAAGAAGTCCAAATCTTACGCAAAGTTAATGGAATAATACAGCAACAGAGACCAATGATAATGTTTCGCACTACAGACCCAGGTGCGCGAGCATTTCAATTGATCGCCAATCAAGGTTACATGATCAAGCGCCTTCCCTGTAACATGTACATCTGTAGCAACATCCAATTGTAAGTCGCTATGCTTGGCGCGTAGCAAATGTCACACGGATGCTTGTGGGTTCAAAAAACTGTTGTACCACTTCGATAACTTTATCTTGATCGTAACGCTTGCACGAAAACAGATCAAAGTACATGGTTCCAATTTTGTCACAGAGATGAACTGTCATATTGCTCGTATGGAGCAATTGAACGATTGTGTAGCCCGATAGGCTGTCAGGGAAATCACCGTCATCGCTGGTCAGTCGCGCAAACTGAGGCGCACCCCATGCTCGCATATCTGACACGCGCAGTACTTCCACGACGAATTCGTTTAGGTATTCGACATCATTCATTTTGTCTTGCGGGCATTTCAGCTTTCCACAATCGAGCATGAGATGGTATCCCCAAAACTCTTCTGTCATGGTTTTCGTGATGTTTATGGACATAATTATTTTACTACATGGCCCCTTTTAAATGCGTTTGGTCAGGATTCGAGATACATTGGGACACGTGGAAGAAACATATAGCAATACTCCAAAATTTTCATTAGGGACATGAGCAAATTATATAAGATTACTATAAGCATATAAAATCACAAAATGCCGATCAAAGTCATCGTATTGGATCTCGATGGAGTGATCATCGACAGTCGTGAAATGCATTTCACAACCCTAAACATGGCGTTAGCCGAAATAGGTTCACAGTATGTCATATCGAAATCAGAACACTTGGCTAAATACGATGGTCATCCTACAAAGTACAAACTAGCATTGTTGACAAATGAGAAAGGGTTGGATCCTGCCTTGTATGACACCATTTGGCGTCGCAAGCAAGCGTTTACCCAACAAGTTATTTTAGAAGAGTTTCAAGTCGATGAACGTGTAGTGGGCATCCTAAGAGAGCTGAAACAACGTGGTTACAAAGTTTTTTGTGCCAGCAACAGTATTTGGGAAACGGTAAAAAATGCGCTACTTGTGAAAGGTTTCTTGCCGTACATAGACTACTTCATCTCGAATGAGGAAGTTCGGTCGCCCAAACCCAGCCCCGACATATACTTTAGATGTTTTGAACGGGCGGGAGTAACCCCTAAGGAGGTGTTGATCTGTGAAGACTCTCCGGTGGGTAGGGCTGCTGCGTACGCCAGTGGTGGACATGTGTGTCCCATTGAGGACGTCGTTGATTTCACGCTATCAAAAATCTTGCGGTACATAAACAAAATAGAGATGGCAGAAAATTATACTTTCAATATTGCTGATGAAGAGAGTTTGAAAACAATTAATATCGTAATCCCTGCTGCTGGGTTGGGATCTAGATTTGCGCAAGCGGGGTACACATTCATTAAACCCC